CCATATTTTAAATAATCTTTATATTCCGCTGCAGAAAAATGATCGCTTATAACTCTAATAATAAAAGGATTCCTTGATTCTTTATCAGCATCCCAAATAGGAAAGCAACCACGTTCTTTTGCAAGATTTACAGATTCCTTGTATGAACCTACTGCGATTGTTTCAAATACTTTATCAATCAATTTTGTAGCCTCTTTTGAACCATATCTAATTCCAAGTTTTGCGAGCATATCTCCTAAACCAAGGGCGCCAATTCCTGTACGTCTTCCTTTGTTTAAAACTTCAATTATTTTCTTCCAAGTGTCCAACTCAGTTCGTTTCAATTCAATGCTTTCTGAGTCTCTTTTTATCTTTTTAATAATATCCTTTATCTTTTCTTCTTCCAAGGACACGATATCATCCATGAGCCTCTGTGTGACTCTTGCGACCTCTCTTAGTAATTTAAAATCTACTTCTGCTTTTGAAGTATATGGATTAAGAACAAATGAATTTAAATTGATTGAGCCGAGTCTACATGAATCATATGAAGAAAGAGGTACTTCGCCACATTGCAAGTTATTAACAAATAATAACTTAGGTTTATTTGATTTAGTTTTTTCTGTAAACCCACCACAGAAAAAATTGTGATATTCATCTACAGTTCCATTATATACGTTTTCATATCCACAAATTTCTACGCTTACAACTTTATGGTTATAATCTTCTGCACACTCTTTAACTTCATTAAAATCTTTTAAACTATATTTTGTTCCTAATTTATACGGTACACTACTTTTATTACAAGCAATTGCCCATTCATTATACATAGGCTCTCTTTTTAACTTAAATTTTAAATCACTATAAATTTTAAGCTGATTTTCTGTTTTTTCTTCTCCTTTAATTCTATAAGTTTCATTTATTGTATTTGTTCTTCTTATATTTGTATCAGTTGTTCTATTCACATATCTGTTTGAACAAGATGTTGAACATATACAATATTCTCTTCTATCATAATTAGTCCAAAATTCTTTACCACATTCTTCACAAGTTCTTTCAACCAATAACTCATGATCAACAATCTTGGCATTATAGTTATTCAATAAAGCATCTTGATACCTTTTTAATATTTGTGGATCTTCGCCATTATATTCAAATTTCAATTCAGATGCAACAAATAATGAAAATTCATATATTCCTTTAAATCCTCTAAAAGGTTTAATAAATTTAGGTAAATTATTTTCTGTTGCAAAATCAATCCATTCTTGTTTACTAAATCTTCTTCCAAGTTGTTTGCCAAGTTCTAATCCTTTTTCTATAATAAATTCATTAGATACTTGATAAGCAGTATGATTTAATAAACCAGGATGAGAAGCGAAATTTCGTTTCCATTCATCAGACATTTGATGATAAGGATTATTTTTACCTTTAATTAGTTCGCCATGATACATATCATGATCTTTTTTAGACATATTTTGCAAATTATTCAATGCATTATTTTGCGAATTAAAATCTTGATGGTGTATAACATGTCCTTTTTCTATTTTTTTACCGGTAAGTTGTTCATAAATTAATCTATGTTCGGATTTATTTGTTTCATTTCCATTTTTTAACCACCAATAATCAGAACTTCGAGAATTAGAACCTTTAAAAATTTCTTCAAGAGAAGCCGAATATTTTGTTAATATATGTAAGCTATCTCCATACACTAAATCTTTTGCTTCTTTATATTCTCCAGTTTTTAAACGAAGTTTATGATTTCCTGTACACTTAAGACTATCTCCGCTATCTAGTTTAACTTCATATATGGGCTGATTAAATCCTGTAATTCGAGGATTTCTCATAATTTTGATAGCCATTTTTGCTTTATCATCTAAACAATATACTGGCACATCTTTCTCTTCTTCTGCGAGCTGTTTTATAGTTATAGCATTTCTTCCATCTGCTACTGCAATTTTTGTATCTCCAATAACACAAGGATTTGTTCCTTTTGTTTCAAATCCAAATTCTTTATAACAATCTGCAGGAGATTCTTTGATAATGTTATCCCAGAAAAGTAAGCCAGGTTCTGCATTTTTATGAGCCTGTTTGATGATTAAATCCCAAATTTCTTTAGCTTTTACTTTCATAATATAAGACCCATCATCTCTTTTGTATGTTTTATTATACACAAGTTGGTCTAAGATAATTGGTTGCTTTTCTTGAACTGGCCATCTTAAAATATAATCTTCATCAGCTTCAACAGAATGCATGAATTCATCTGTAATTTTTACAGAAATATTTGCGCCAGTTACTTGAGAAAGATCATCTTTTTTCATAATGAACTCTTTAATGTCTGGGTGTGCTACATGCATGCTAATCATTAAAGCTCCTCTTCTCCCATCTTGCGCAACTTCCCTTGTAGAATGCGAAAAGCGATTCATAAAAGAAACTGCGCCGGTTGATGATTGTGCTGCATTGTTAACTTTAGCATTTGATGGTCTTAAGCTCTCAAGCGTAATACCAACTCCTCCTCTACGTTTCATTAATTGAACCATCGTCTCATCGGTATTAAATATGCCGCCATACGAATCTGCTCCATTATCAATAAAAAAACAATTTCCTAATGATGATATTTGATAAGGATTCCCAAGGCCAAATTGAATTGATCCACCGGGAATAAAATGTTTATAATGTTCTAGATGTGATTGAATAACTTCCTTTGATAGAGGATTTGGAAATGTGTTTTCCATTCGATGTAATTCGTCTACTAATCGTTGAATTGTTTCGGTAGGATGGGCTTCATCCCACACTCCATTCTTTTTCAATGCGTATTTTTTTAGCCAAACATCAACAGCAAGATGATCTCCTTTAAAATAGTCAAGACCTGATTGTTTTAAATCTTTTTCGTTATAATTATTTTCCATTAATTATTTTTTATTTTTGTTATGTTTTCCTATATTACTATTTCTTATTTTTTCAATAGTTTCTTGTTTTAAATGTTTTCCCCAATTAGGGTGTTTTTCTTTTGATAATGAATTACTTATTTTTTTCTTCACATCTTCTGAAAAACTTAACCCTAAATTCCAAGGTATTTGACCTTTATGAGATTCAGATAATTTTTTTCTTGATTCTTTTGAATGTTTTTTTCCTTTCATCCATGTAATTTTGCCAAAATTTGGGTTTTTTTCTCCTTTTAATGATTCGCTTATTTTTCTTTTGCTTTCTTCTGATAAAATTTTTCCTTGATGTACTTTGCTCATTTTTTCTTTAGTTTCTTCTGAAAGCTTTTTGTGAGGTTTTCTCATCAGTTTTTTTGTTTCTTCAGAATGAGTTCTATCTCCATTACAAGTCCCGCCATCCCAATTTACATTATAGCCTCCTTGAGATATGTGTGTTTTGTGCAATTTTATATAATATCCCTCTTTGCTTCCAGTTTCTTGTCTAGTTTTACATATTTCTAAGATAATTTTAGAAAAATTATTTAAGCCATATTCTTTTAATGCCTTTTTAATTTCTCTTCCACTTCCAAAATAATTATCAAAGTCTGGCATTTTTAAAGTACTTCTATCTCCTACATATTGTTGTCCAGTTATGTTATTAGTAGTTAAATAAACATAGTTAAATTTCTTTTTCATATAAAGTTTATTCCATATATTCATATTAACTGTACATTAGAAGCTAACTTGTTGCATAAAAACCAGCATATTATCGGCTATGCTGGTTTTTTCAGTATAATCATTACTCATTTTATATGTGTGTATCTTATTTTAGTTGTAGCAAGAAGAATTCTTACCATAGTATTTATTCACTTTAATTTTTTTTAACAGTAACGTTAATTTGTCATAGAATTTGCAGTTTTTTTCCTTTCATTTAAGATTTTTTTCAACTCATCCGCTTCCATCTCTGCCAATAACATGACTTTTTTTGCTTCTTTTCGTTGTGCATAATAATTCGAAAGAATTTCTACAATAAGCGGTTCGTATGAAGAATCGAAAACTGCTCCACTATATGATTTAATTTCATTATCTTTAGGTTGATAATTTTTATCTTTAAATAAAAAGTTTTCAATAGAAATTTTAAACTGTCTCATGATTGAAGGATAAATAGACGCAAAGTCAAAAGAAGCTACCCATTCATACATATCAGGTTTGGGTTCAAAAACAAAAGCACCTTCATAACTTTCTCTTTCATTTGATCCGCTTTTCTTTGGAAAAATTTGCCCTCTTTTATATGCATATCTTGTCAATGTTGCGCTTAACATCTGTATTGGTGAAAATGCGCCCATAGCTTCAACTCTTGTAATATTTCCTAATCCCAAAAATGTACTCATAGTTTTTAATTTTGTATCTAAAAGTTCTATAAGTATTGTATCAATTGCGTTATAAAAAATATATTGAGGATAATCTTTATCATAAAATTCTTGAAGAGTTCCGGGATATTTAACTTTTTTAATTCCTAATGCTTCTTCAGATACAAAATTAAGTGTATCATTTTCTTTCACTTCTATAGTTCTATCCCATTTTCTGTATATTGCCATGTAATCAACAATCAATTTATGTTGAGGAATCATTATCTCAATTTTTTTATTATGATCAGTCATTCTATGTGCATACCATTGACCTGTAGGCGATAACCATGTAACATCCATGTTAAGTCTTCGGCAACGATTCATAATGTATCTCCAATCATATCCCCAGAAATTCCAACCCGTAATAAGTGGAGCTGGTTTAACATAATTCCACAGAAAATCATAAAGCATATCTGCCTCATTTTCATGATACTTGTATAAAAAGGTGTATTTTTTGTGGAATTTTTTAATATGATCATTAATTTGTTTTTCAATGTCGGTACATTGTTCACCACTTAAAGGCTTACTTCCAAAAACTGTACAATTAGGATATTGAGAAAAACATATCGCAGTTATTTTGTTATTTGCATGTTCAGGTTCTGCAAATCCTTCATCTGTCACCTCTACCTCAATATCAACTGCAGCTAAATTAGGCATATTAGGTTCAAATAAATGTTTTGTGTTTTCTTCACCAGCATCCATAAAGAATTCTTGAACACGATGATTATTCAGAAATTGTGTGGGAATTTTTCTTACAGGTTTAAAATCCCAAGAAAGTAATCCCGGAATACCTTTATTCTTTTGTGCATAAAGATACATATATTGATGTGATGGAGGGATAACTAATTGTGTAAATCCTATGTTCCCGTCTTTTTTAACATGTGAGATAAT